AATAAAAGCTTTTATTTCTAGATATAGATTATAAAAGCTTTTATTATTATTTCTGCAAATAAAAAATAAAGATTTATGAAAGCTGCATTAATATCAATAATGAGTAATATAGGAACTGGGATGAATTCTCAAGGATCTGGATATGGTCTCATATGCACAAAAATGGTCAAAGATCAAAATCCACAAGATGTAATAGATGTCAATCCAGATCCTAGTACTTGGAGTCAATATGAAAAACTTTATATATGTGAAGGTGTAAATTTTACTGATGGCAGTTTTAATATCCCAGGAGGACCTCAGTCAATTCATACTGAGAAGATGCAGGCAATATCTGAATTTGAAGGCGAATTTGAATTTGTTAATAAAATTTTTGATTTTAGAAAATTTAACCAGAGGATAAAAGTCGATAGTCATAATTGGCCTATAAGCAGTGCTGTAGATTATTTTTCTAAACCAAATCCTAATATTGTAATAGGAGATTCACATTCTCTCTCAGTCTGGAGACCAGGGTACGCTCTTAGTTTTAATCCAGGTAAAACGCTATATGGTTGGCTTAAACATGCAAATGCACAAGCTATAAATGAAATCAGAGGTGGCAATGTAATACTTTATTTTGGAAATATAGATATTCGTCATCATTTATGTAGAAATATAGATCCAATTACTGCCACAAAAGAATTATTTACAAAATATGTAAATTTTGCAAAAGAATTAAATAATCCTATACTAGTTCAATTACTTCCAATAGAACATGAATCTCGTAAAATACCAGGAACTGGATTATATAAAAAGCAACCATTTTTTGGATCTAGACAGCAAAGAATGGAATTAAGACAAATAGCAAATGATATTATTGCTAATTCTGGACTTAAATTTATATCATGGCCAGATAGCTGGATTGATGATGATGGTACTGCGATGTTAGATATTTTAGAATCTAGGCAAAGTGTACATCTCAAACCTAAATATTATCCATACTTACAGGATATATTGTCTTAATAATAATAATATGATTAAATTCTATTATGAGTAATATATTAGAACAAGCAAATAATATAGTTTTTAAAAGAGGTGAAGAGGGATCTAGACAATATGGTCCTATGAAAGAGAGTATGGAAAAAGCCGCTCTATTAGCTTCTACTATGTGCAATAAAGAAATTACAGCAAAAGACATGTATCTTTGTATGGTAGCATTAAAAATGTCTAGAGAATCTTATAGTAAAAAGTATGATAATATACTAGATGCTATATCTTATATGGCAGCAATGGTAGATCATTATAAAGAAGATTATAATAAAACAAAATAAGATATGAAGATAATTAAAACAAGACCAGTAAAAACTCCAACCAGAGGTACTAATAAAAGTGCAGGTATAGACTTTTATATTCCAAATGATTTTGAATGTACAATACTTAGACCAGGAGAAGATATTCTAATTCCATCAGGTATTAAAGCAAATATTCCTACTGGATATATGTTAATGGCAGCAAATAAAAGTGGAATAGCTACAAAAAATAAGCTCATTAAAGGAGCTGAAATAGTAGATGAGGATTATACTGGAGAAATTCATATTCACGTATTCAATGCAGGTAAAGCAAATGATATACTTGAAGCAGGTAAAAAAATTATTCAGTTTATACTCGTACCAGTAAATTATGAAGAAGTTGAAGTAGTAGATCAATTAGATTCTATAGAGACTCAAAGAGGTGAAAGTGGATTTGGAAGTACTGGAATTAACTAAAAAAATAAAATAAAGGTTGTGTCAAAATTAGATAAAGTTTATCTTAATATTGCAAAAGAGATAGCCACCCTTTCTCATTGTGAGAGAAATAAAGTAGGTGCACTTTTAATAAAAGATGGAAATATTATAGCATTTGGGTATAATGGTACTCCTTCTGGAATGGATAATTGCTGTGAAAGAGACAATATTACACTCCCGTATGTTGTACATGCTGAAATGAATGCTATTCTTAAAGCTGCAAAATCAGGATATTCAATAAATAATGCCATTTTATATTTGACTCTTAGTCCTTGTATTGAATGTGCAAAATTAATATTACAATCTGGAATAAAAAGAGTACTATATCTAGAGCAGTATAGAAAAACTGATGGTATAGATTTTTTAAAACAATTTATAGAAATTTCCAAATATGAGATTTAAAAACGCAAATGAAGCATTTAAAAGTCTTTACTTAGATATAATGTCTACGGGGGTAGATTTTGCTAGTACTAAAGCAAAATTTAATGCCTCTTTTACTTTAGATAATCCAATGCAGATGATTATCACAGAACCAGAACGTAAGTTTAATGTAGACTATGCAGAATATGAGTGGCATTGGTATTTAACAGGAAATAGAGACGCATCTGAAATTTCTGAACGTGCTAAGATATGGAAGAACATGATGATTCCAGGCACTACAGAAGTGAATAGTAATTATGGATTTTTTTGGAATAAAAATGGACAGTTAGATCGTGCTATCCAGGAGCTCAAGAGCAACCCGAATACAAGAAGAGCGATAGTAGTTCATTACGATATAAATGAGCTAGACAGATATGCCTCAGACACTCCATGTAATGTTGTATTAAACTTCACAATAGTTGATGGTCGACTTAATCTTACAGTATTCGCAAGAAGTATTGATTTATGGCTGGGATTCTGCAATGATCAATATACTTTTGCAAAGCTCATGAATAAAGTCAATACAGAATTGGGATTAGAAATTGGATCTATGCATTTTTTTATAACAAATTTACATATATATCCAAGACATTATGATAAGATCAAACCTCAAACTAGCTATATGAAATTCTCTGATATTCCAGATATGGAAACTACAGTATCTCAAAGCTATGTATCATTTAAAAATGAAGAGACTCAAGAATATCAATGTAAAATAGAAGATAATATATCAATAGAGCAAGAGGAGTCTAAAGGATCTCAGAGTGTATATAAACTTGAAGATACAGAAAAAATTACAAAGAAGAGTGTGATATTAAATGAACAGGGATTTAATCCAATAGCTCTAGAATGTCTTGACTATTATATAGATATTAATCGAAAGACAGAAAAAGTTTTTATAGATACTAAGAAAAGAGAATTTAATACTGGAGATAAATATATAGATAATGTAAATTTATTTCATAATATTGATAGAAGATATGAGGGCTTTATATTCTTGCTTGAAGATTATTTTATGCAAGAAAATTCACTCACTTGGGATCTATATAAACCAGTAGCAAATCCTAATTGGGGAATTTATGATTATCTCTTCTTGATCTACTCACATAGAATATTTGGATCAGGTACTTCAAATCAATATAATCATGGATATAATAATACTATATTATTGAATTTCCAAAGATTTAATTCTTATGAAGATTTTTATCCTTTTATGAAAGCAGATACTGGAAATTTTGTAAGCTGCTGTGTAAATCAACCTCCACGTTATCCACTAAAAGATCTAGTAATAAATCATTTTAGACCTTGGGCAGATCATATCATTGATAAAATAAAACCAGGTACTAGTCTTGATGGTATAGTAGATATAATGAATGAGTATAATAGAGATAATAAACTCCATGCATTTAATTTCCACTATCTTTTAATGGCAGGAGATCTTGCAAATTATGTAAATCTTGACACTAAACTAAATGGTCTATTTGAAATAAATGAGTGGACACATTGTAAATTAGGTCCTACTGCTACAGCTTCAATGAAAATACTAAAGCCAGGATTTAAATATGGGGATTTTATAAAATTAGCAGAGAGATATAATATGAAGCCGATGGATTTAGAGGATTTGTTATGTGTTTTTTTAAAATATATAAAAAACCCAATTTGGGAATATTATATTAAACCTGGACATACATTTAGAGATTTTGAAAATGGTTGGAATATACCAGGAGTAGAAAAGCATAAATCCTATTATAAATTTAAAAAAATATTTGAAGATCAGGGCAAATTATAAAAGTCATGATATTTATTATAGATAGAGAATTACTACTACTAATTATCTATAATAAACTTATTTGGTCCTCTAAAACTGCAGAAGGTAGTAGCTCTGCATATTTTTCAGGACCTTTTTCATTTTATGAATTATCAAAGAATATACGATCAAATTTGTCAAAGAGCAAAATCTGAATTAGTTCAAAGAAAAGAACATAAGAAAAATGGAGGATATTACGAAGGACATCATATTATTCCAGAATGTTTAGGTGGTAATGGTCATAGTTATGATTGGGATGATGAGAATATAGCACCTTTAAGCGCAAGAGAACATTTTTTATGTCATTGGTTACTTTGTGAGATAAGTCCAAATAATAAAAAATTAATATACGCATTTCAATTTATGTGTGAATCTACTAAAATAAGTAGGTATACTCCCAGCTCAAGAATTATTGAATATGCTAGAAAATTATCTAGAGATAAAAAAACAGGGTCAAAATTATCCAATGAAACTAAACTAAAAATGAGTTTAGCTCAGATTGGTAATAAAAAATGGTTGGGAAAAAAACATTCTCAAGAAACTATAGATAAAATGAGTTTAGCTCAGATTGGTAAGCCTAGTAAATTAAAAAATAGAAAATTATCAGATGACACAAAAAATAAAATGAGTTTATGTAAAATTGGTAATAAAAATCCAAATTACGGAAAATCTACTTGGAATAAAGGACTATCTCATCCACAAAAAATTATTAAATGCTTACATTGTAATAAAGAAGGTGGAATAGTTAATATGAAAAGATATCATTTAGACAATTGTAAAAATAAATAAAATTAACAAGTATGATAACACTACTCTACTTTAGTACAAAGACACGCGCGCCTCGTAAAATGTTTAAACTAATAGCACAGCAAGCCGCATCATACTATGAGTGATTTTGAAAATGGTTGGAATATACCAGGAGTAGAAAAGCATAAATCATACTATAAACATAAATTAAATTTTCAATAAGAATGTATGCAAAATCAGTAGAATACAAGAATAAGGAATTAGGTACATTAGGAGAAAAGATCATAGCAAACTACTTTAACTCAAGAGGTATAATTACAATACTATCTGAAAATCCATTTGATCATGAAAAGGATATGACTATAGATGGAAAAAATGTAGAAGTAAAAACTCTAGTACCTATGATTAAAGATAAATCTTTTATGATTAAAAGAAATCAATTAAATAAGATTAGAAATAGTTATAGAACTTATTTTATTGCAGTACCTCTTAATAAATTAAATAATCCATATTCTGGAAAAGTGTATGAACTAGATCCTACTAATATGATTACTCAGGATAGTTTAATAGAACACTTAGTTACTGATAATATATGTATTCCTATAGATCAAGAGGCTATAAAGCATATTCATACTATAACAAATCAGAATACTTTAGATTATATGAAAAATCTTTCAACATCAAACTTTTAATATAAAATGAGAAGCGTACTTTATTTTTCAACACAGACATGTACACCTTGTAAAATGTTTAAACCACTAGTACAATCTACTGCACTAGAACTAGGCATTAATGTAAATTATATAGATGCACAACAAAATCCATCTGTGGCCCAAGCACATTCAGTTACATCAGTACCCACAATTGTAGTAATGGAAAATGGCATAACAGTAAATAAGGCAGTAGGTGCAATGTCTAAACCTCAATTAATTAATCTACTTAAAGGATAAATTTAAATTTAATAACATTTATAATCATATTATATTATGAACAATCAGAAATTAAACATATCATTAGATAAGACTACAGCAGTAGTATGTGAAAAATGTGGTGGAAATGTATTTAGAGATGGGCTTTTAATCCGTAAAGCTTCTAAATTTCTAACTGGCACTCCTCAAGATGCACTTGTGCCTATTCAAGTATTTTGCTGTGCAGTGTGTGGACATACTAATGATGATTTCATGCCTAAAGAATTACAAAAAACTCAGCTAGATGCCTAATCAGAATTATGGAGTTAGATATGATTTAGGTCAAAAAGCTATATCATATTCGCAATATAGCATGTATAAATCATGTCCTCATAATTGGTATTTGCAGTATGTAAAGAAGAATAAAAAATTTGAGCAAAGTATTCATCTAACTTTTGGAACTTCTATACATGAGGCTCTGCAAAAGTATATAGAGATAATGTATACAGAATCTGGAACTGCTGCAGATAAAATTGATTTACTAGGTTTTTTTAAACAGAGAATGATAGAAAATTATAAAGAGGCGCTCACTTCTAATAATGGAAATCATTTTTCTAATCCTACAGAATTACAAGAATTTTTAGAAGACGGTAATACAATACTTGAGTATATTAAAAAGAAGAGAACTGAGTATTTTAGTCTTAAAAATAATACTTTAGTGGGCATAGAAATACCTATTACTGAACATGTAGTAGATGAAATACCCAATGTGCTAATGATTGGTAGTATAGATCTTATTATGAAGAATAAGAATACGGGGAAATATACTATCTATGATATTAAAACTAGTACATCAGGGTGGAAAGATAAAGATAAATCTGATAAGAATAAAATAAATCAAGTTCTTTTCTATAAGCACTTTTATTCAAAAAAATTAAACATTGATCCAGAAATGGTTGATGTAGAATTCTTTATCGTTCGTCGTAAGATTTATGAAGATGCAGAATTTCCTATAAAGCGAGTGCAAGAATTCAAGCCTTCTCAAGGTAAACCATCAGTAAAAAAAGCAATAGAAGATCTTAAATCATTTGTAAAAGATGCATTTACTTCAGATGGTCAATACATAGATAAAGAATACCCTAAGAATTTTGATTCATGTAAGTGGTGTCCATTTAAGGATAATGATCAACTTTGCAGTAAAAAATAATAAAAAATATTCTTAAAATATACATCATAAATATTTTATGTATATTTATAGATAAAGAAATATGATACAAGAACAGCAAAGAGTACTTACATCAATTAAACTCCCAAAGGGTATTTATGAAGATTTTAAAGTATTGACTAAGATCAATAAAATGTATTTACAAGATTTAGCAGAAAGATCTGTATTTTTATATATTACAGATCCAGAATTTAGACATAAAATGCATAGTACATACAGTACATACTATACAGGAAGTCAATTCGTAGATGACATTAAAAAATTAAAAAGTTTATAATTATGACAAATACAGGTTACATTAAAAAAGAAGATAGGAAAAAGATCCTATTTTTAGGTGATGATCTTAGATTTTTTAGCGGTATTGCTACTATGTCTAAAGAAATAGTTTTAGGTACTGCTCATATATTTAACTGGGTTCAAATAGCTGGAGGAATGAACCATCCAGACAAAGGTAAGAGACTCGATCTTTCAACAGATACAGATAGTATTTTAGGAATTGATAATTCTTCTGTAATATTATATCCTACTGATGGATATGGAAATCCAGATCTAATACGTCAAATATTACAAATAGAAAAGCCAGATGCTATATTAATATTTACTGATCCTAGATATTATACTTGGCTTTTTGATATGGAAGCTGAGATTAGAAAAACCACCCCCCTAATATATCTAAGTATATGGGATAATTTTCCAGCTCCTCTATATAATAAATCATATTATGAATCATGTGATACTTTCATGTGCATTTCAAAGCAGACAAAATTAATAACAGAGATGGTGCTTGATTCTCTTGCAAAAGAGAAGATAATAGAATATGTACCACATGGAATTAATGAGAATATCTTTAAACCAATCACAGAATATTCACCTGAGTATAATGATATGATAACACTTAAAAAATCTATATTTGGTGATTTCGATCCAGAATTTGTACTTTTATACAATGCTCGTAATATTCGTAGAAAATCTACTTCAGATCTGATTGCAGCCTGGTCTCACTTTACGGATTCTATAGGCAAAGAGAATGCAAAGAAATGTGCACTACTACTGCATACTCATAAAACTGATGAGAATGGTACTGATCTACCTGTAGTTATAGAATTACTATGTGATCCAGAGTATCAGAAAGTATATTTTGCAGATGGTGCATATAGTCCAGATCAAATGAATTTGCTATATAATATTGCAGA